CTTCAATTGGATCAGAGCCCAGTCCTTCAATGTATGTGCTGCTGGTTGTGGAGTTACCAGACATACTGGCAAGAATTGCAGTAACAACTCCAAGATGTTTTACCTTGACTGGAGGACTGATCCATATGGGAGTATCCAAAGTAAGTGTTCCGACTTCGATAGGAGTTTCTGCCCCAATAGGAACAGTCTGACTGGACCAATTGATGTCATTTAAATTCAACACACTTAGACTGGTCCAGTCTATATAATTGTCTGATGTTTGAATTTCTAAACTGGGGTTAAACAACACCAGTATCTGTTCCATGATCTGAAGTTTTTGTTCAGTGTTGGCACTCCAAATATCTACTTTTAACGTCAGTTTAAACGGTGTGGGCATCAACCGTTCAACTGTATAATTACGTCCTTGGCCGTGAGTATATTCGCCGCTGTTGTTTACATCTCTTTCACGAATATGTACTTTACTAACAAACGATGAATCAGACAATCTATCTCTATCTAATGCCAATGCAGTCACATACACAGCAATTCTGGGAACACTATTGACTTTGTTTTCTGAGTTGTTGCGGATAATACTGGCTGCTTGTCTGTCAGCGTTGCCATACATTACTGGAATTCTCACCAGTGTGCCATCGCCATATTTGACCACAAAGTTACTGAACACACGTATTACCTGTGTGATGTAACGTCTTATTTGCCCATCATAAAAATGTTCCATTATAAATCTGCCCTTGGTTTCAGCGCCTTGCTCAAACTTTGTTTTTGAGCTTCTCTATGATTGTACAACGTCACAGTGCCTTGGCCAGTATACGGAATTGACTGTTGTACTGTGTCAATTATGGGTAAATTAATTTGTATGGCAGCACTTTGAACCCCCATCGTATCAGTATACTGGTATGATGTAAGTAAACCAGGCTGTTTAGAAACTTCGTATTGGAATAAATTTAATAAACTTTTTTCTGTTTCTAATTTGATAACAACAAAGCTGGCAGTGGTTGTAAACGGAATTTTTGTAGGAATTACAACATCGCCCAAGATTAATTTTTTGTAATCAGTAGCCACTGTGTCGTTATAGGTGAATTCATTATTGTTAATAAATCCTGTTTTCTGTGTGTTACGAGAGTTGTTATTTGTCATATTCATTCTCACAGCATCTTCCACAGCTATCCATGCACTCATAGTGCCATCAAATCTGTATAATCTGTTGGGAAGATAATCTGTACGCAAGAAGAAATCGTCACCAGCAGGTGAAAATGGAAATTGTATACCATGACCAAAATCGTATCCGTTGACTGGAAATCCATTACCTAACAAATATCCAGTATATCCGCTACGCTGAGGAATACCGTGTTCAGTACTGGCCATTATACTTGTACCACCATCGCCGGCAAATAAATCTATGGCACTAGCTGTTTCTAACACAGGTCTACCACTAGTTGGGTCCACAGCCAATGTATAGTATTGTTTAGTATTGTAGCCGCTTTCTGGCGCATCTGCTTCGGCCTGTGCCACAATTTGATCGTTGATTTCCAACTCTCGATTGTGCATACTGAGTAGATCTCTCAGAGTGGTGTTTGCTATGGGATCTCCGTTGGCATCTTTTGCTGGTTGATCAAATATCTGTGAAAATTGTTGGCTGTCCGTGACTTTCTTTATTTTTAATCTATACAAGTGAGGAAACCAGGTAACACTGAACCCTTCACTTGCACGACCCACATCTTCAATAACATAGTATCTGGGCAAACTCACGTCAAACTCATTAAGTGCAAAATCGTCACGCAAGTGTGGCAATTCTATCACATCTCCGCTGATGGGCTTACGACCTATGTACTTGATAAAATCATTTATATGCACAGTCATGTACAGAGTATCGTTGTCAATAAACAGGCCAAACTGGCTTAGATTAAAGTCAATGTTTTGCACATTGTAAAGACCACGAATTCTGTATATCTGTGTATCGTACGTGCGATCTCTATTTTCTAAAAACAACAAATCTTGTATGTTTGTTTCTTTTGTGGTGGCATAATGTGGCTGATCAGCGGTGGCATTTGCTGCATCCGTATTGGTGCCTATATACTTGTGTAAGTACACGTCTGTTCCGCCCGCCTGAAACATTTCAGACACATTGCGGTCTATGAACCGATAATCTCGGCCTTTTTCTGATTTATATAAACTTAGTCTTGGCATGATAGTATTTATGGTAAGACACTCTTAGCGATAAATACCATAGGAGAACATTATAATGGCAGATAACGTACCATCAACAACTCAGTCAAATTCTACTGTAGAACGCAACAAAGTGTTTGAGTTTATCAAACTCATGCTGGGCGATGGTATGATTGATGTGGAACTGGATCCAGCTCACATGGAGTTGGCCCTGGAGCGAGCACTGACTCAATACCGTCAACGCAGCAGCAATGCTGTGGAAGAAAGTTACTTGTTTTTAGAGCTGATTCAAGACCAAAACGAATACAAATTACCTGATGAAGTTATTGGTGTTAGAGAAGTGTTTAGAAGAGCAGTGGGATCTCGTACTGGACTTGGCGCAGGCGGCACATTGTTTGAACCGTTCAACTTGGCTTACACAAACACCTACTTGATGAGCGGCAGCATGATGGGCGGTTTGGCCACATACGATGCTTTTGCTGGCTATCAGAAACTGGTGGGACGCATGTTTGGTAGCTATATCGAATACAACTGGAAACCCACCAGCCACACACTGGATATTTTACAGCGTCCGTTTGCACAAGGCGAACAAATTCTCATCAGAAGTTACAACTTTAGACCGGACTGGGTATTGTTACAGGATATCTATGCCAAACAATGGTTGAGAAATTACTCACTTGCTGTGTGCAAGCAAATACTGGGGCAAGCACGCTCTAAGTTTGGTTCAATTGCTGGACCGGGTAGCCCAATTACCCTGAACGGTACTGCATTAATTTCTGAAGCCAAAGAAGAAATGGAAAAGTTAGATAAAGAAGTACAGGATCTAACAGCTGGCGGCTTTGGAATGACATTTGTAATTGGCTAAAAAACTCTTGACCTTGCGATAAAACTGTTATATAATAGCACATCAACGGGGGTGCTATGATTATAGGCGTGTGCGGTTTTATCGGCTCTGGCAAAGACACAGTTGCTGATTATCTTACTAATTTCCACGGTTTTAGACGTGAGTCGTTTGCCAACAGTTTAAAAGATGCTGTGAGTATGGTGTTTGGCTGGGACAGAATCATGCTGGAAGGACGCACTGCTCAAGCCCGCGAGTGGCGAGAACAAGTGGATCCATGGTGGAGTGAACGTCTAAATATGCCACACTTAACTCCTCGCTGGATCCTACAATATTGGGGCACTGAAGTTTGCCGTCAAGGTTTTCACGATGACATGTGGATTGCTGCACTGGAAAACAAACTGCGCACCAGCACTGACAACGTTGTTATATCAGACTGTCGTTTCCCCAACGAAATTAAAAGTATCAAACAAGCAGGCGGCATTATTGTGTGCGTGAAACGTGGTGTTCAACCACACTGGTTAGACATTGCTGTGCAGGCAAATCGTGGCAGCGGCAATGCTCAAGACTGGTTGAAAAAAGAGAAAATCCATGCCAGTGAAACTGCATGGGTAGGCACCACGTTCGATGATGTGCTGGATAATGATGGCACTATAGATGACTTGTTTGTACAGGTTAAAAATCTGGTCGAAGATCGCCTTGTTTCCACTTAACGCCTTCTTTGTGAAGCACCTTGGCACAGTTAGAACAAACTGTTTTTAAGTTGGCTGGCCTACAATTATTAAGTTCGCCGTCAACATGGAACACCCTGAACACTTCTTGATGTGGACTTTTGAAGCCGCATTTGTCACATTGATTTTTTAATCGATACCCTGAACGATACCATCTGGGTATGCTGGCATTTATGCCGCCTTTGAGGCACGCCTCACATAATCTCCTGTAATAGGTTTTGTCGTTCTTAATATAGTTAACAGCTGCGGGTCTGTATCCGCATGTGCAAAGTGGTCTCATACTTTATTTACACCTTTTCAATCCCTTTTGATGGGTGTATAACGGGTATAAAAAATTAAAAACTACTAAATACATTTAAGAACATGTACACATGGAGATAAAATATGGCACAACTAAGTTCACCAGGCGTTAGCGTTAGCGTAATAGACGAAAGTTTTTATACACCAGGCGCACCTGGAACCGTACCCTTAATAATTATAGCATCCGAAGAAGACAAACTAAATGCTGCCGGAACTGGTATTGCTCCTGGTACCACAGCAGCAAATGCTGGCAAAGTTTGGTTGCTCACAAGCCAAATGGATCTTGGCAATACATTTGGTATTCCTTATTTCCAAACTGATGCAGAAAGCAATCCAGTCAATGCTGGCGAGCTTAACGAATATGGATTGCAAGCAGCTTACAGTTTCTTGGGTGTGAGCAATCGTGCTTATGTGGTACGTGCTAATGTGGATACAAAACAACTGATCGGCTCAACAAACAGTCCATCAGGCGAACCAGCAGATGGTAAAGTTTGGTTAGACACTGCAGAAAGTAAGTTTGGTATTTTTGAGTGGAATGCCAACTCTGCCACAACTACCGGCGGCCAAACATTCACAGCACAAACAGTAACAGTTATCACCAACACAAGTTTGTTAGTGGGCGGCACAGCAGGCAATGCACCATTGGCCAGTTTTGGTACAACTGGTACATACGCACTGGTAGCCACTACTACATTAAACAAATTATTCTACAAGAAAGGTGCAACAGACGGCGTAGTGGCCGCTGGCACTTGGGTTGCAGTTGGATCAGAACAGTGGACAGCCAGTCGCCCAACAGCTATCAGTACAGTAGCCAGCCCAGTATTAACAGCCACCGGCGTCTCAGCAGCCAGTACTATTATCGGTAACGGTGCAGCAAGTGCAGCATCTGGCTCAGTGATGACAGTGAACGGTGCCGTTTCAGGTGGCTCTTTGGCTGTGGGACAAGTTTTGGCCGGCGGCACAATTGTTGCTGGTACAGAAATCACCGCAATCAACACAGTGACCATCACTGCTACCATCAGCACAACAACATTGACAGTCAGTGCAGCATCGGGCGGCACAGTTTCAGTGGGTATGGCATTGAGTGGTGGCTCAGTTACTGCTGGCACTTACATTGTGGATTTTGTGTCAGGCACAAGCGGCGGCGCTGGAGTATACACATTGAATCAAAGTGCAACAGGTTCACCAACAACAGGTACAAGTTACACAGTCAGCGTTAGTCAATTGGTAGCAACCACCACAGTTACCACTGGTGGCAGTGTGCTAACTATCTATAACGGCACCACCACAGTTAACGTGTCAGGTGTTAGCACAGTGGCAGCATTGGCTACTGCTATTAACGGTGGCGGTGGTGTGTTGTTTGGGGTTACTGCAGGTGCTGTTGGAAATGTATTGAACATTTATTCAACAGGAGCAAGTATAACACTGAGTGGTACAGCAGCTACAGCATTGGGATTCTCAGCCAGTGTTTACTTGGCTCCTACTTTTTCAGCAAGTCAACACTACAATGTTCCAACATTTGGCATTGCAGACAACACCAGTACTGCCAACGGTTATCCCACAGGCAGTGTGTGGTGCAAAACCACAAACGTCAACAACGGCGCAAATTGGGTTGTCAAAGAATACAGCACAGACACAGCAGCTTGGGTGAAAAAGCCAATCAGTTTGCATCCAAACAACGGAACAGCTTTGGTAACGTTGGATCCAACTGGCGGCGGCATCAATGTCACAGCCAGTGCTGCATACGTGAAATTCAATGATGGCGAGTACACTACCAACAGTTTAGCAGATTTTAAAATTTATTATCGCACAGCTGCTGGTGTAACAAAAATCACAAGTAGCCCAGTTGGCAACAGTACATTTACAAATGCTGCCGCGTATAGTTTTACAATTTCAGAAACTTCATTGACACCTGGCACCATTGATGCTGACGGTTATGCTCATTATTTGACAACTCCTGTGACAGTGGCATTTACTGGTACTGGAAATAGTCAAACAGATGCAAACAACTTGGTTGCAGCATTGCAAGCTGCATTGGTTAGCAGCAAGGTATCAGCAGAAGTTAACAGTGACTTTTCAATCACTATCACACACCAAAGCGGCGGCGACATTGTGTTTGTGGACGGCTCAGGCGCAGCAGCCACACTAAGCAAATTGTTCACAGTTGGTTCAACAACCAACTACTATTCAAACCCAAGTGGTATAGGCACTATGGCCACATTGTGGGGCACAATGGTTGGTAGTTCAGCATACGCCACACCAAGCGCAACTGCATTGACCACAACTCCTTTGGACGGTGCATTGTGGTATGACAGCTACTTGAACGATGTGGACATCATGGTGTGTAATGGTTCACGATGGGTAGGTTATCGCAGTGTGGATACCACAGTGGGTAGTGCTGTTATCAAAGGCGGTAAATCAATTAATAACCCACTGGGCACACAAGGTAATACAGATGCCAACGGTCCTATCATCAGCGCAAGTATGCCTAAAACACAAAGCACTGGCACAACATTGGCCAATGGTGATTTATGGATCTACACCGGCGACATTGAAAATTATCCTATCATTTACAAATGGAATTTTGCAACCAAGAAGTGGGTGTTGATTGACAACACAGATCAAACAACCAGTGCTGGCGTTGTGTTTGGTGATGCACGTTGGAGTGATCAAAGCGCCAACGGCAACTTGGGTTCACCATTTGCAGGCGCAGGTGCTCCTGACTCAATTGTTAGTTTACTTGCCAGCAGCTTCTTAGACGGCGATGCTCCAGATCCTGCACTGTATCCAAAAGGAACATTGCTATGGAACACACGCCGCAGTGGTTTTAATGTTAAGAGATATGAAGTTGGATATGTTGACACAACTGAACAAAATCCACGAATGGGCAATGCCGCACAAACTTACTATTATCCAGATCGTTGGGTAACAGCAGCTCCAAATGACACATTCGGTGTTGGACAGTTTGGACGCAAAGCTCAACGTGCTGTGGTGTTGCAGGCAATTCAAGCCACAATACAAAGCAACCAAGGTATCCGTCAACCTGACACAGTTATCTACAACTTGTTGGCCTGCCCGGGCTATTTAGAAGCGGCCAGCGCACTGAACGGTTTGAATGCAGACAACGGCTTATCAGCATTCATTGTATTAGATACACCAGCTCGTTTGACTCCAGACGCTACAAGTTTAAGCAACTGGGCCAACAATGCTGCAGGCGCAGCTATCGATGGTGATATGGGATTGATCACAACCAATTCGTACAGTGCTGTTTATTACCCATGGGGATACACAACTGACTTGAACGGACGTAACATTGTTGTTCCTCCAAGCCACATCATGTTGCGCACAATTGCTCTAAGCGACAGTGTTTCTTATCCATGGTTTGCACCAGCTGGTGTACGTCGCGGCGGCGTATCAAACGCAAGCAGCGTTGGTTATGTCACAAGTGATTCGGGAGAATTTGTTACTGTGGCATTGAATCAAGGTCAACGTGACACACTGGCCATTACTCACGTTAATCCAATCACATACCTTGCTGGCGCAGGATTAGTGGCGTACGGACAAAAGACACGTCAACTAGTGGCCAGCAGCTTGGATCGTATCAATGTAGCTCGCTTGGTAATTTATCTACGTTATCAACTGAACGTTATTGCCAAGCCATATATCTTTGAACCAAACGATACTATCACACGTAACCAAATCAAACAACAGATTGAAAAATTATTGCTTGAATTAGTTGGGCAACGAGCATTGTATGATTTCTTAGTAGTGTGCGATGGTTCAAACAACACACCGTCTAGAATTGATGCAAACGAACTTCACGTCGACATAGCCATTGAGCCAGTAAAAGCTGTGGAATTTATTTACATTCCAATGCGTTTAGAAAATACTGGCGGCATTGCAGGCTTGGGCACATAATTAGGAGAAACTAAATGGCAATTGCAGCTCTATCAAACTTTACAGTACCGTTAGCATCAGACCAAAGTGCAAGCTCTCAGGGCTTGTTGATGCCCAAACTAAAATACAGATTTCGTATTTCGTTTGAAAACTTTGGAGTGACTGGCGCCGTGACTGAACTGACAAAACAAGTTTCAGACGCGGCCAGGCCGAATCTAAAATTTGCAGATCAGAAAATCGACATTTACAATTCGGTTATTCACTATGCCGGCAAACCAAGTTGGGATCCTATTGCAATTAAACTGCGAGACGATGTTACCAACGCTGTTACTATTTTAGTTGGTGAACAGAATCAAAAGCAATTCGACTTCTTTCAACAAAGCAGTGCAGCTTCAGCAGGCGACTATAAGTTCACTATGCGTATTGAAATGTTAGATGGAGGCAACGGCACTAACACTCCAAATGTGCTGGAAGCATGGGTGTGCTACGGTTGCTATGTAGTTTCAACAAACTATACAGATTTAAAATACAGTGAACAAACTCCTGTAATGATTGATCTAAGCATACAGTATGACAATGCTGTTCAATTGAATCCAACTAATGCAATTGGCTCTAACAAAACAGTACAGACATTCCCAGGCGGAACTACTATTTTAGGTTCATAATAAATAAAACCCACTGCGGTGGGTTTTATTGTGATTGATAGTTAAGTGCGTACATTATTTTTTCGATAAATAAAGTTATGGCCTTCACCCCCAACTCTAATCTCACCAGGACTGGCCCCACAATTTTGCGGGACTATGCTCATGCTGCTAATTTGTTCAATGTTGATCAGTTTAGACTTGCCCCCAAGTTTAATTTTCAATTCCACGTGTCGTTTGGTATTAATACAAAAAATTCTAAACTTGTATCCACACACGGCCAAGAAATCAACATGTTAGTTAAAAGTATTGATTTACCTAATTTTGCAATAGCAACAGAAACATTAAATCAGTACAATAGAAAAAAGATTGTGCAATATCGTGTGAATTATCAAGAGATTGGTGCCAAGTTTCACGATGATAACATGGGATTAATTAATCAGTTGTGGCAAGAATATTTTTCTTATTACTATGCTGATAGCAATACCGCAACTATTCCAGGCGCATATGCTAGAAATGCCACCAAGTCATTCAGCAGTATTCCATCTGTGTACGGATACGATGCAGGCAGTACGGACCCATTTTTCAACTACATTAAAATATATCAAATGGCAAGACACGAGTATGTGTGCTACCACTTGTATAATCCAGTTATAACCAGCTGGAATCATAATAAACTAGACTACAGTCAGAATCAAATGCGTGACTTTGACATGAAGTTTAGTTATGAATCAGTCAGCTACAGTAGTGGCAACGTTGGACGAGATGCTCCAGAAGGATTTGGAGATACTCATTACGACCACACACCTAGCCCGTTACAAGGCAGCAGACCCAACGGTGCAACATCACCCAGTTTTGTATCCAGCACAGGTGCAACAGCCGGCGGCGTGCTATCTAACACCATTGCACAAGTCAACACTTATCAAAACACACAATTATCCAGCAAACCCATTAGTAAATTAACATCTGGATTGGCTATTGGGCTAGGAGTGGTGGGTGCCTTAGGTGCAGCAAGTAGTTTAGTCAGTGGGCTATCAGGATTTAGTTTTCCAAGATTTGGCAGTAAGAACACCAACTCTGTACCTAGGCCAGGAGCTAGCGGAACTGAAAATGAAATAGAAGGCGAAAATCCTCAAGAGTCGTTTGACGATTCAGGTTCGTTACTAAGCAACCCAGACGGATTTGGAGAAGATACAGTGACAGAAGCGCAAGAAGTTGACACTGGTGCAGATACTTATGATCCTGAAACAGATTTTAGAACAGAGGATTCAGAAGCGTTTGAAGAGTTTGGTGGGTCCGACGATGAAGAGGATGGTTTCTAATCATGAGTGCATTTAATTTACCTTCAACAAAACAAGCTGGTCCCATCAATGTAAAAACATTCTTTGGAGCAAATTTGGCAAATTCATACAGCTTCCCAGCTGGAGAAATTGATGCCACTATTGCATTTTTTACCAAACGAGGGTTTGACAAAGTCAGTGCAAATTCCGTGGCAATTATATTGTTATCACAGTCTAGGAAAGAAAATGTAAATGTGTTTACGTTAATAGATACATTAAAAGTTCTCACAGATATACAACTGACTCAAGTGGTGGCACAGGTACTGAATGCCAGCAGAGACAGTACCAGTGTGTTGGGATACAGAACCGCAACAGTTACTAACACGTACGAAGCACGTAATATTTTGATCTAAAATGGCAAAATTCGCTCGAGGCAAGTTTGTCACTAAACATCCTGAAAAATATGTTGGTACAAAAATTCCAACATACAGAAGCAGCTGGGAGTGGAGTTTCATGAACTTTTGCGACACCAATCCCAGTATAATGAAGTGGGCCAGTGAAGCTATACAAATTCCCTATAGAGATCCACTGACTGAACGTCAAACTGTGTATGTGCCAGATTTTTTCATACAATACGTTGATAAAAAGAACAGAATATTAACTGAGTTAATTGAAATTAAACCAGCAAGTCAAACCATACTGGAGCGTGTGGGCAAGAACAAATACAATCAAGCACAGTACGTTAAGAATCAAGCCAAGTGGAAAGCAGCCACACTTTGGTGCGGGCAACAAGGCATAAAATTTCGTGTTCTCAATGAAAATGATATATTCAGTCAGATGTAAGCATAAGTAAGTGTATGACAAAACGACTAGAAGAATTATTAAATTTGCCCGAAAGCAAGAAAATTGTTAAAGACGATGAAAAACGTCAAACAAAAACAGATGTTGCTCCGCTGCTTCGCAACATCAGCGAATACGATAAAATATCAGCGGCATTGCCCCAAGTAAAAGGGCTGGGTGATATTGCAGATACTGAATTGGACGATTTGGCTAAAAAAGCCACAGATGCGTATGATGATTTGATGGATCTTGGCATGAATGTGGAAGCACGTTACAGTGCTAGATTGTTTGAAGTTGCTGGCACTATGCTGAAAAATGCCATTGATGCAAAAAGTGCAAAATTAGACAAAAAGCTAAAAATGATAGATCTTCAGTTGAAAAAACAGAAGTTGGACCAAGATGCCAACAGTGCTGACGAAGGTATCAACATCACAGGCGACGGTGTTATCATCACGGATCGAAACAGCTTGCTTGAAAAACTAAAGCAAATGAAATAAATACAGTACTGGGATCATACTATGAAATCATTTAAAGATTATTTGACAGAAAACAAAAAGATTTACGAATTTAAAGTAAAAATTGTTGGAGATTGTCCAAAAGATTGTGTTGCGCAAATCAAAACTGCACTGGCACAATTTCATGTTACTGGCGTGAGTGCTGGCAACCGAACACCTATTCAAGAAAGACACAGCGACTTTCCTGAACACAAGAATGTTCAATTAACTGTGTTTGATGTCACTACAGATTATCCAGCAAACAGTGTACAGATACGCGAACGTGTGGCCACCGCATTGGGTATGACTCAATCAGGCGTCAAGGTCAGTACACTGGGCGAAGAAAAAGAACAAGACATCAATCATGCAAATGACAAACGTACCAACAAAGCTGTTGGTGGAACAGACTACGAAAACAGTGATAACAGTGACTTGGTTGGTGCCAAGTATAACATGAAATTTTTACAAGAATTAGGTAAAGAAAAACATCAAGGCACACAGTACAAAGGTGTGAACGATGAAATTTTAGCAGCCAGTGCTCCTAAACCAAGTAAAGAAAAATCTGTCAAACAAGTGGAAACAAAAACAAATTTTAAAAATATTTTCACTAAGCAGGTTAAATTGCCCAAAGGAGCACTATAATGAAATTTGAAGATTTATACAAAAAAATCCGCGCTATTGACGAAGGAGCAGAGGTTGCACCTATCGAAGCAGAAGGCATTGAAATTATTGGCGGACCAATGGGCGGCATGTTGGGCGGATTGGGTGGCATGAGTCACAGTGAGCCACCCAAGCAACAAGACAACGTCAGCATGAATGTGAGTTTGAATGGCGCAGGTGCAGGCGGTGTTCGTGATTTAATGGATATATTACACCGTATCGACGCAGGCGGCAATCATGATGACAGTCATGACTCTGAGCCAGCACATCACGAACCGGATCATGAAGAACCGATCATGGGCGACATGATACATGCAATGGCCTCAGAAGGAATGAACAACAACGTTGAAGAATTTTTTCGCAAAGTTGCAAATTCCGACGACGGTTCAGATATGCTGTACCATGCCCAAGTAGGCAAGTACGGCAGAGAACTTGAACAAGCTGTACAAGACAAGTATGATGATATTTCTATCGATGCAGGCTTACACGGCGATGATGACTTTGAACAAATTCATGATCGTATGATGGACAACATCCAAGCTGATTATGGTAATCGTGGCACGGACAATCAAGAACTAGGTGAGTTAACCGCAGAATATCCAGGTGGTAGTACAAATTTTAGCACAGGTGAAGTCAAGGGCACACATACTCCAGAAAAAGAAGTTGAAGAAGAAATGGGAGACGATGGCCAAACATTTGGTAACAGTGCTCACGGAGATGCAGGAACTCACACACACGGTGTCGATGCAGTGACCTTCACCGGTGATGATATGAACAGCAAAGGTGGTTCGAGCCCACTGTCTCGCGCTCCTGGCAGCAACAGTTTGATTCGTCATCACTGGCATGTGCAAGAAGGTTTGGTTGGCAAGTTAGCAGCTATGTACGAGGAAATCAAAGGCAAACCAATGGCGGAATCGCTTGCATTAAATCGAAAATTAAACGAATCAGAAGACGACCTATCATACATTGCTCCTGAGCCAGAAGCGCCGTCAGACAGCATTGCAGCAATGTCGTCACCTAGCCCACAAGAAAAATGTGGCCCTGAAGTTAAAGCACAAATCATGGCACAGAAAACATTCAATGCAGCTTATGCTATAGCTAAGAAGGCTGCATGTCCAGAGTTTGATTGGTGCCAGATTGTCACAGTTCCAGCACCAGGCAGTAATACATCCGACCCTTGGTTCAATGCTCCAGGCATGGGCACTGGCAGTGTAGTAACTCGCAACGGCAAACCAACGTTTGCTCCAGTTAAAGAAAACGAACAATTAATTCCTGCAACAGAAGGACTCGACCGTATGAGAGAAATTGCCGGTACTCAAGTTGTTATGGAATTAAATCCAAACTCGGACAGCATCCCAGAAATCAAAGCAGGTAGCAAGGAAAAAGCTATTGAGATTGCTCGTAACAAAGGTATTAAAACTTTTAAATTTTGCGGCAAGTATAAAGTACAAGCTGGAAGGCCAGATATTGCGCCAATGCCAACTCAAGGAGTTCCTAGTGCGGCAGTTGTTGGCAACCCTACCATTAGTAGACAAACAGCACCTGGAAATCCCAACACTCGTCCGGGTAGCTTGCGCGACAGGGCGGCACAAGCCAACGCTGCCCGACGCCCAGACGCACCACGTTTTTAAATAATTCGTCGCAGTTAGCACTCTGTTCAATAGTGCCAAATAGACCCTCTGGGGTCTATTTTTTTGATTAAATAACAATATGGCAAAATCCCTTGACGGGGTCTTAACAAAAAAGGCCCACACAAAAGAAAAGTTCACAGAAGAACAAGTCAAGCACTTGTTGGCCTGTGCTGACCCCAAAGAAGGCTATTTGCATTTTGCCAAACACTTCTTTCACATTCAGCATCCTACCAAAGGTAAGATGAAATTTGAGCCTTTTGATTATCAAATAAGATTGTTGCAAGCATATCACGATTATCGTTTTAACATCAACATGCTGCCACGCCAGAGTGGAAAAACCACATGTGCAAGTGCATACTTGTTGTGGTTTGCCATGTTTCACCCAGATCAAACTATTCTAGTTGCGGCGCACAAGTACACAGGCTCTCAAGAAATTATGCAACGTATCCGTTATGGATACGAACTCTGTGACGATTATATTCGTTCAGGAGTTGTTAACTACAACAAAGGGAGTAT